GAAGTAAATGCACCAGTATTAGGTCCGTCTGTATCAAATAAGTGAGTACCAAATAAATCTTTTAAAGATTTTTCAGCATTCTTTAATTTTGATTTTAACAGACTTAACACTTGAGAATCACCCATATTTTTATGTTCTTCTTCACCAGATATAGTAATACCTGCCCAAGCTTGTGTCCAATCCCATTCTGCACTTGACACAATTTCTGTGTTTGCAGTTGTTAATGTATCATAACCACTATAGAAACCTTGAGAAGCATTTTTACCGTATTCTATTGGTGTTAATATTTTCTTACCACCATCTAACTTTTCAGCATTTTTAAGTAACTTAAAAGTTAAAACATTGGAGTTAAAAATATTATCAACTAGAACAGGTATAAACTTATCTCTTGTCAAAGCAGTCAAGTTATTATAGTTTAAAGCCATTTAAATATTCCCCTTTCGGAAATTATTCGAAATACTTAGATATTTCTGGGTCATCCATACTAACATTTTTATAATCATTAGCTATCCTATGAGGTGTTTTTTCTTTTGTTGCACCTATAGTTTTAGTTTGAATAACCTTACCAGTATTTCGTTGTTTATTTTGTTCAAGTTCTTTATAGTGTTTCAACTGTTCTTGAGCATTGTCATAATCCCAGAATTTAAAAGCTTCTGAAAAATCATCTAAACCTCTATCATTCATAAATTGAAGAAATTCAATTTGAGATTTCTCATCTTTTAACTGTTCATTTTGAGCAACAAATTGATTAAATTGAACCTCTAAAACATCAGTTCTTTTATCAAGCTCTACATTATCTAACCTTTGTTCTAAACTTTGTAGTTTATCTGGGTTTTGAGCTTGTATTGGTGCTTCAGACTCTTCTAATTGCTCTAAAGCTTCAATTCCATTCAAGCCTAAAGAGTTTATCGAGTTTTTATCTTCACCAAAATATTCAATCATATGACTTCTAAAGTCTTCATCATTGCTGACTTTGTCCATCAGTTTACTCCACTTTGCAATGTTCTGAGCTTTTTCAGTGTTTGATTTTTGCCAGTTAGACTGGTTATTGAAAGATTCTCTCCATTTAATGATTTCATCATTATCTATAAATCTTCCTTCATCTTCATCAAACATTTGATAAACATCTTCTTCATTGCTCTCCGTAACTTCTTGGTTACTTGATTCTACAGGTGTACTGTCAGAATCTTTCGCTTCTTGAGTCGGACTAACTTCTGTATCACTTGATATAGAAGCTTTTTCATCTTCCGAGATTTCTATCTCGTTATAAGGATTAGGCATTTAGACACTCCTTTCGTAGTTGGTCATTATCTAATCAAATTTTTTAAGCTTTTAAGGTGCTTCCACTTTGCTGTAAAGGTGTTGCTTGTCCTGTTCTACCTTTAGCACTTGCACGACTTCTTACTTTTTTAAACACAAAAGTTCCTCGTCTTGCTCCAGGGACTCTAACCGTAGCAAAATATGTATCAGCTACATCACCTTTTAATCCACCTCTTAATCCACCAGTTTCTAGTTGTTTAGTCACATCTACAGTATCATTAACACCGTCAAATCCACCGTGTTGACCTTTACTGTGTGGTCCAGCACTTTTATATTTACCAGAAACCTTTTTTACTTTTAATTTACTCATCTTTTGCTACTCCTCTTAATAGGTGTGCCTTAGCCATTTTGTTTAATCTAGGGTTATCTTGGTTCATAGCACTTTGTATGCATTCCTTTGTAACACCTTCATAGCCATTCAATTTACACCATTGATTTAATGTTGAGACACCTCTACCTCTTAGAGAGTCTTTTTTTTGTTCAAAGTTTGTTCCTTCCAATTCCACTATTCTAAATCCATTAATATTTCTTCTAATCTATTGAATCTATCATCTAATTTAGTTTCTATCTTTGCTTGACCTATTTTCAAATCAACAATACTATCTTCATTAACCTTTACCCTTTTAATTACCTTAGATTGCTCTTTTTCAACAGTTTCTATCTTAGTTTGAGTTGAGCCTTGGGTAAACACAAAAGTACCTATTATAGTAGCTCCTGTCAATATTGTTCCTAAAGATATTTTTTTGTCAATCATTGTTGCTCTCCTTCTGGCATTGGTTCCCCAAAACCTTGTTGTTCCCTTAATCTCATTTTAGCATTCATAATTTCATCTGGGTCGGTTGATTCACTCATTATTTGTTGGTCTTGCTGTTGTGCCATCATTTGTTGTTCTTTAATAGCTAAAATCTCTTCAAGTATTTCTTTAGATATATCTTTCTGTGTCCATCTCCAGAATTGTTCTGGTGATAATAATCCCATTTGGAAGAAATCTAATGCCTGGTCAATTCTTGATGCTCTAGATTCTGGCATTGATGAACCTGGTACATATTTATAATCCATATTAGGGTCTAACAAATATGGAGGAATTTGACTAAAATCAAAGCCTGTTCCTGCTTCATTGTATTTTCTAATAGTAATATTTTCTTCATAGTTATTTCTAAGCATTTGTAAGGTTTTACGATATATATCAATAACAGCATCAGAACCTACTTCCCTTTCTTTAACTCTTATAACTTGCTGAGAAGCTTCCTGTAATTGAGCGATAGCTCTTGAAGCTGTAACACCACTTGGGTTTCTACCTTGTGTTATATCGTGTATTCCAGATACTGTATCGGTCATCTGTTGAAAGCTTTGTAACATTGGTAATGTAGAAGATGATATGTTACCAGCAGGTAATCTCTCTACTCTTTCGTGAGGTCCTCCTATGTAATAGATTTGTCCAGGCTTATCACTTGGTCTATTTTGTGGTGTTTTTGACATAGATTTAGACATAACCATAGCTGGATTACCGTGATATATAATATTATCCACACTTTGACTTAATAATATAGCTGTTCCTACAGCAAGAGATTCAACTATTTCTGGTTCTCCTTTACCCCAGAAATGATGCTCATCTTGGTAGTTTTGGAACATAACTAATGGCATTTCTTGGTATGGTGATAATTCTTTCTGTAACAATACATTTCCTGCCCAGGTAGCTACATATAATTCATCACCTTCATAATACCAAGCTTCTTTTAGTAGTGTTTGTCCACCACCATATGAAGCATCTGAAGCTCCTCTACTATTAACATCAAGTGGTGAGTCTGTATGTACATTATCTTCTAATCCTTTTGGTATACCATCACCATCTATATTTTCTTTTCTTATAAAGCTTCTATACTCATCTAATCTACCTTCTGATTTAACATATTTTCCATTCTCATAATCTCTTTTAATTTCATCTATGTATGTAGGAGTAGCAAATACAAGGCATTTTAATTCTTTTAAATTGGTTGCTAATGGGTCAACAAATATTGAATATATATCTGGCACACTGTAATCTACTATTCCATCTTTATAGCACACTTTAACAAAGCCATTTCCATATATTAAACCATCTCTTTTCATACCATTTATAGCTCTCACACATTTAGCTTTTTCCATCTCTGATTCAACAGCTTCTTGAGCTGTTTTAGCTGGTTCTACTTGTTCTTCTTTTTTAGGCATAATATCTACCTTTGGAAATCTATCAGTCAGAATAGCATAGATAGTTTCTATTATAGAATGAACTGTATTAGCTACAACTCTGGATTTGTATTTAGGTAATTTAAAAGGCTTTAAGAACTCACCATTATAAAGCTCTTCATTTCTTCTCCATCTATTGACTTTATGTTGACGAGCTTTCTTAAACTCTTCAAACTTAGTCTCTAGCTTCTTTACAAATTTTCTTTCTGATTCATCTGGACTGTAACCAGCTTGGTCCTTTATAGGAATATCTGTATCCATATCATAGTCTTTAATCGCCAAAGTTATATCTCCATTCGTTTTCGTTTGGTAGTTCCATTAGCTTGTTAATATCTGACTGTAGTTTAGGCACTTTCTGTACAGGTTTATTTGGTACCTGTATATGAGTCAGTGCATATCTACAAGCATCCACACTATGGTCTTCCAGGGTAGTATCAATATCCTCTGGGTTCTTTTCATCTCTTACCATCTGTGGTATAGTTCGTATCAAGTTAGGACAAGTTCCTTTTATTATGTAGAAGTTAGGTTGCTTCTCTTTAGTAAAATGCATTAACTGAGCCATATTCCTCCAACCATTAACTCTACTGTTATTAGCTGGTACTGTATTAGGTGAATACTGTTCAATAACATTTGCTATTGATTTATCTGTATGCATCTGAGTAGCTGGATTGTTCCAGGACATTGGGTTTCTCGCCCACATACTTGGGTCAGCAAGAGTCATATCTATAGACTCTCCTCTTGATAAATCCATAATCTCTTTTCCCCATTCAGCAGGATGTTTCTCAGTGCCATATAATTCCCTATAAAAGAACACTTTACTATCGTGAGTAACCTCACACCATAAAGCACAAAAAGGGTTTGCATATCCCCAATCCACACCAATGAATCGCTTGTTCTGACTACTTCCATATCCTCTAGCTCTTGCTTCTGAATCAGTAATAGTATGAACATCTGGATGAAACTCTACAAAGTACTGACCAGCGAACACATCCCAGTCACCTTTTCGCCAGGCTGAACGGAGTGGTTCTGGTAAACTATCCAGGAATCGCACATATTCTGGGTCTGCATCGACAAGAGTAGGATTATCATCAATAGTCGCTGGTATAAAGATTCTGTATCTATCTGATAGTTTATCTTTAAATGCTTTTCTTGGTTGATGTCCTTCAACAAATCTTCCTTTAACCCAGGAATG